CCGGTGGCCAATTTAACGTATTTTCAAGCGCAAATGTTGCAATTGAAGGAACACGAGTTGACTTAAACACAGAAGATGCTGTTGACATTGAAACAGGATTTGAGACAGTATTCAATGGTGAAACTAAGTCACATCCAAAACCTTCTGGTAAGCGACCAGCGTTTAGGCCTACATTAGCAGATCCGCCTGATAGAAAGTTTCCGATTGAAGCAGAACTTGAAGATGACCCATATTCAACGTTTACCGATCCACCAGAACTATGGCGTGATAGTCATCCATTAGGAGATACGTAATGTCATTAACATCTCTTAATTTACCTTTAGTAAGTTCAACAGATCTATTGCAGGTATCAGATTCCGTACGTGGTGATGGACCCAATGGCGAAATACTTTCTGAAGTAGATAAAGTAAAGGCTATCAATCCTGAGACGGCATTTCTTCCACAAGACATGTATGCGTTAAAACAAAATGTTTCTGAAAAGTTAGCACAGTTAAATCCAAATGATTCAAGTTCCATAAGTGGTTTAGGCTCTAAGATTACAGCTTTATCGCCACCAGAATTATCTAAGGTTTTATATGATAGTGGTGTTGACCCAGAAGGCTTTTCAGTTGAAGAATTTGATTTATCTGTTGAGAATCTTGGAGATCTAAGTTCTAGTATTGATGCATTTAACAACGCAGCGGCTGGTGGCTGTGAAGCTCTTCGAAATGCCCTTGCTGCAGCAAAGACTCCAAAAGAAATAAGCCTTGAAACATTTGATGATACGAATGGAGCATATTCAGTTGATACCCAAAAAACCTCAGCGGTGCTCTTAAAAGAGGCAGAAGAGGCAGCGAAATCAGCCGCAGATGATGTAATAAGTCAAATAGATAGTTTTTTATCAATTGATACTGCGAGTCTACGGGCAGCAGCAGAATCTAAAGAAGCAGCTATAACATCAACTTTTGATAAAAATATAAGTGATATTTTAACTGATGTTAAAAAAGATTTGAGTAGTTTAAAATCTACTACAGAACAATGTTCTCAAGATGCGAAAAAAACTGTTGAAACAAAGATGAAAAATCTAGATAAAAATGCTGATAATTTATCAAAAAAAGTAACTGATGTAAGTGCAACAAGTCTTCAACCAACAGTAAAACTAATGAAAGATAAAGTAGCACGTACAAAATCTCTAGTGAATGATGAGAATAATAAAAAGAGAGAGACTACAACAGCCGCACTTATCAAAAAAATGCAGGACAACAATCCACAGGCCACCCCGGTTCAAATTGAACAGATTGTTAAGAATATGGTAGCTAAAGCAAATAAGCAGTCAGATGAAAAAATTAAAAGAGAAAGTGACATTGTAACAAATTTAGTAAATCAAGCAAAAGCAAAATATAAAGACATTTCAAATGTAAGTAATCAAAAAGCCGCTAGTTCAGCAAGTGCTGGTCGACCAGTTGCGGAAAAAACGTCAATATTATCTAATTTTAGTAATTTTCTTACGAAGGAACAAGTCTTTGATGCATCATACTTTATAGGACCATATGCAAAAAGAATTGCAGAAGCCGTTAACAGCCTTCATCCAAAAGTAAGATTACGCTTTGCTAATGCTATTAAAGACGTATTATATGACCCTGAAGTAGCCGCAATGAAGGGTACTGCTTATTATTCATTTACTCTCCGTAGTTTTTCCTCTCAAGCTGATTTGAGAAAAGCATCGGATGCAGGCGGGGCCAAGGCAGCAAAACCTGGTAACAGCTGGCATGAATTTGGTTGTGCTGCCGACATCGTATTTGTCATAAATGGTCAACCAAAATACGATAAGAAGTTTTATACAGGACTGATACGAGGTCACTTTGCTAGTCATAACCTAGAAAATAGTTTTGGAGATGATCCTCAACATTTTCAGCCAAAAGAATTTAAAGATCAGGGAATTGAATTGCCGCAGACTGTGAAGAATGAAATTATTAAGAATGGTGCTGTTGATAAGAAAGTAGTTGCAACCTATATTCGTTAGTCTTATAAATAAAAAGAAACTCGGAGATTGCTTGTCATGGCAACACCATTAACAGAAAGAGTTGTATATTCAGACTTTTTTACAGATTTGGATAAGCATCCACTTCGTAATACACTCTTACGTAAAACAAATGTTGATGCTGTAAAGCAATCGCTTAGAAATCTTATGTTGACAGATAGAGGCGAGAGACTCTTTCAACCACGACTTGGTGGTCATATTCGTGCTATGTTATTTGAAAACGTCACCGCTCAGACGTTTCTTACAATGCAAGAGCATATTAAAGACGTAATCGAATCGCATGAACCAAGGGCAGAGGTGATTGATGTCGTTGTTGCTGATACATTTAATGAACATGAAGTACAAGTTACAATCGTATTTCGTGTTGTCAACGTACAAGAACCAGTTACACTAGAATTACTGTTAGAAAGAGTGAGATAAAATGGCAGGAACTATTATCTCTGAACTTGATTTTAATCAAATCAAGAATCAATTAAAAACATTTCTTCAAGGGCAATCACAGTTTGCTGACTATGACTATGATGGGTCAAATATGTCAGTCCTCCTTGATATCTTAGCGTATAATACATTTCAAAATAGTTTCTATACGAATATGGCACTTGGTGAAATGTTTCTTGACTCAGCACAGTTAAGGTCTTCTATTGTATCTCATGCCAAAGAGTTAAACTATCTCCCAAGATCGTTTCGGTCATCTACTGCTAAAATATCTCTTTCTTTTAGTCCTAGCGATAACCCTGCTTTTATCACAGTTCCAAAATATACAAAGTTTACAGCAAGTGTTGATGGCGTTTCATATACGTTTAGTACAGACGAAGTTCATACAGTAACTTCAACTGGTGGTGTGTATTCCGTTTCTGACGTATTTGTTTACGAAGGTAGAATTGAAAAAGAGTATTTTGATGTATCTCCTAGTACAAAGTATATTCTATCAAATAAAAGAGTTGACACAAATAGTATTGTTGTTAATGTGTATGCTTCAACCGCTGCTGATGCTGCCGTTGAGAGTTATGTTTTTAAACCAAATCTGTTCGATGTTGGATCAAATGACAAAGTGTTTTATCTACAACCAGCAGAGCAAGAGCGTTATGAGATTGAATTTGGTAATGGCGTATTTGGTAGACAGCCATTAACTGGTGAAGTTGTAGAAGTTACTTATCGTATTGCAAATGGCGAAGAGCCAAATGGTGCTACTACATTTGTGCCTGCTGGTAATATAGGTGGATATACTGCAACAGTCACAACACAGTCTCCTTCTGAAGGTGGTGCAATACAAGAATCGTTAGAGTCGATTAAGTTTTATGCTCCAAAGTCTATTCAGATACAAGACCGAGCAGTTACAGAGTCCGACTACGAAAATCTTTTAAAAGGAAACTTCTCTGAGATACAAGCAGTATCTGTTCAAGGTGGTGAAGAGTTAGATCCCCCACGATATGGTAAAGTAATGGTCTATGTTGACATCGTCGATTCGGAAGGCGTATCAGATGGCGCAAAAGAAAAGTATCGTAAGTTTTTAAAAGAAAGAACACCTCTTGCAATTGATCCAGTTGTTCTTTCTCCAACATTTCTTTATATTGCCCTTGACACAAAAGTATTCTATAATACAAGAACGTCTGATGCTTCTCCATCGGCGATTGAGTCGATTGTTCGTACTGCAATACAAACATACGATGATACACATTTGACAGATTTTAAAAAGAACGCAAGGCAATCTCGTATCTCTCGTGCAATTGACGATAGTGATCTTTCTATTGTATCAAACGATACCGAACTTCGGATGGTTATTGATTTCATACCTTCGTTGAATTTGAATTCTTCTATTACAGCAGACTTTTCGAACCAATTGATTCTCGATCATCCACTAACAGCTGGTGAAGATATTACTCGCCATAAACCAGCAGTTAAAACATCAAACTTTAGATATAATAATTTAACAGCATATATTCAAGATAATGGATTAGGTACATTAGAAATTCTAACTAACACGATTGATGGATTTAGAGTATTAGATGGTAACATTGGTACTGTAGATTACACAACAGGTCGTGTTGTAATACGAAATCTAAATATTAGTGCTTTCTCTGGAAATGCAATTAAAATTTATGCAAGACCAGAATCACAAGACATTATCGGACCAGCGGATAAGATTATTTCAATTCGTGATGCTGATGTGACCGTTACAGTAGAGGCTGCGACACAGTAATGCATAATCTATCTCAGACAATATCGGAATACATTGAACAACAGTTTCCTGATGTCTATCGTGAAGATGGACCAAACTTAGTTGCTTTTGTAAAAGCATACTATGAGTTTTTAGAGAATACTTCAACTTCTCCTACAACTCTCTCTCGTTCAATGTTTTCTAATCGTGATATTGATGAGACACTAGATAGTTTCCTAGTACATTTTAAAGAAAAGTTCTTATCAGAGTTTCCGTATGCTCAAGCAGTCGATAATAGATTTGCTATAAAGCATATTATGGACTACTATAGATCAAAAGGTACTCCACAAGCAGCAGAACTTTTAATACGGTTTCTATTTAATGAAGAAGCAAAGGTTTATTATCCAGGTGATGATATTCTTCGTCCTTCTCACAGTAAATGGAAAATACCTCAGTATATCGAAGTTACACAAACAACAAGAGCAATTGGTTTTATAGGAAAGCAGATTAGAGGATCAAGGTCTGGTGCTAGTGCTTTTGTTGAAGGTCTCGTAAAGAAAAGAGTTCAAGGTCGTATCATTGATATTTTATACCTCAGTGAAATCAAAGGTACATTCGTAACAGGCGAACTTGTAAGAGACGATGGCATTGATGCTGGCGCTCCAAGAATTACTGGATCTCTTTCTTCTATGGTTGTTACAAATGGTGGTGCTGGTAATGCTATTGGTGACATTTACAATGTTATAGATGATACTGGAAGACAAGGTAAAGTTCGTGTTACTGGTACCACAAGTTCTACAGGTCGAGTTGAGTTTACACTTGTTGATGGTGGTACAGGTTATACACTAAACGATTTAGATGATGGTGATCCATTAGACGATTATACTGATGTGTATACAGCAACGGCAATGATTAATGTTGATAACTCAAACACATTAAATCAGTTTATTCAGTTTGAGACTGTGAAGCAAGAGCGAGAAATCGTTTCGTTGTTTAGCGCTACTGATGTTGCTAATGCTTATTTTGATGCGTTTAATGCTAATACAGAACTTGTTATAGATGATTATGCTGTTGGTGTCAAGACTTGGGTAGAATCATATACAGCAAACACAACAAATGGTCCAGAGTTTTTACGTCCAGCAGATACAGAAGGAAATGATCTTCTTGTTCTCGCTGATGATGTGCTAGTGTCAAATGCTGACTATTCAACAAACTCTACTCATATTATCTTTGATACTGATCCAACAGAAGGTACAGTTGTCAAAGTTATTGAATATACAGTTGTTGCGAATGGTAAAGTTGCTCTAGTAAGTGATGAAGCACCAAATACAGACGTTACTGTTGTCATTACGACTGGCACTTTCGCAAATCAAATCTCTATTGATACATCAAATACAGCAACATTTGCTACAAATGAAATCATAGTTGAGCAGTCAACTGTTGAGTTAACTGTTCCTGATGCCAATACGTTCAGTACTCATATTGGCGAAAAGTTAGAGATGAAAGTGTACACTTCTGGTACAGCAAATGGTGAATATCTTTCTTCATACGCTTATGGTTATTTGATTGACGCTAATGTCTCATCTAACACTCTTATATTAGAACCTTCTTGGGGCACATTTACTGTAAATGAAACAGTAGATTTGTTCTTTGCTAATGGTACTTCACAAGCATCTGAAACGATTGATGCTGTTAATATATCTTCTG